ATAAAGAGTGCCGCCACTTAGTAAATAATTAATGCCCACGTGCAACCAAGCATGCGGGCATTTTTTATAACTAGAGGGAAATAACAATATGCTGTATCCGAACAAACGCTACGGGAATCCTGAGGAACTGAAATACTGGGCAATGGGCATACCGCTCAATCAACTGGCCCACCGGCTACGCCGGAGCGAACGATGCATCAAAGACTGGCTGACTGGCAGAGAAAAAATACCGTTCTGGGTACCGGAACTGCTCCGGCTTCAAAACATGGAGCATGAACACATCATGTGGCAGATGGGGATCGCGCCACTACGCAAGAAACTTGGACTAGTCGATAACGGCCAGATCATCCTGCTTCCAGCGCTGAAACCGAAAAGCACAGCCCCGGAGGTTCGTAAAGACATCACTGAGATGACGCTAAAGCAAGCAAACGTCTAACGCTCTGGGCACGCAGATTGATAAGCTCTCAAGCGCTGATCATACGACAGCTGCATAGCACGCCGTAACACAGCAGGCTGAGGTAGCTCAGAATGCCGATCTAGAGCAGCCTTACGCTCAACTAGATCGGCTTTAACTTCAGAGCAACGCTCAAACTGTTTCGATTGATCAGATTGAGCAAGCATTCTAGCGAACTCATCATCTCGACGTTTAAAATCGCCTGTCTGAGCATTCGCAAACAGGCACACAAGAGAAAAACTGAGACACCAAGCACCACGCATAACATTCCCATTCGCTGTAACGAAAAAGTTATTTTATAGCAATACTCAGAAAGGACACAGATTTACCGGAGGCCCAGACCTTGGCGCTGTAGCCAACCAGACCGTTTGCAATGCGTTGTTACACCATGTCTGCACACCATCGAGGCCGAATTCAGCAGCCACAGCAAAGGCTGTTTGGACAGCACCGAGCATGTCCGTCGAGGAAATACGCCATGTGTTCACCTCTGGCAGCACAATCCCCCTGGAGCGAAAATACCGCTTCTGATTGATGTCGCGGCAGTCCATCTCCTTTGCCACATACTTGGCAATATACGCAGCTAGCTTGTGCGCACCATTCCTGCCGAAGCCGAATTTGTGTGGGTCACGAACGTTAGCCTGCCCCATTTGCTGGCCGGTCTGACCGAGGCCGACTATGGATTGCCAGATCGAGCGCAGGAGGGTGTATGACTGGCGACCATGGACCGCCACATGAAAGTGAATTGCGCCCCGCTCTTGCTGCTCAATGACCGCGACATAGTGAAAATCTTTGACCTTACCCACACGCCTGACGAACGCCTTGAAGTCTTTCAGCGCCCTATCACGGTCCGTCATGTTTTCACGGTACGTTAGCGTAACAAGGCGGTCAGCGTTTATCTCCTTGCAGCACAAGCGCACATTCTTTTTTGCACGACGACCAGCATCAGCCTCATTGCGCTCACGCTTCTCAGACGTACCACGCTTTGAGACCGGCAGCGGCAGCATTTCACGGCCTATGAAGTGTTTTTCCTTGGATATCGTTATTTCCTGCTGGCCGTTGGCAAAAATACGCTGACGAGCTGTATAGCTATCCTGCCAGCCGTTGCCGTCATCAGACCACCAGTGTGGTTTTTCTTGAGGGGTTGTAACGAAAGAGCTTGACGACTCAATTGAATCGAGGTGAAATTCGGTCATACGGTACTCCAGCTGTAACTGGTTTATCGGTGGCCCCGCAGTGTTTCGATCACTGCGGGGCTTTTTTATGTCTGCTGCAAAAATCTGAACTTCTGAAAGTCAACTTCATTTGCCTATCGGCTGAAACCCCTTTGTTTGCCTTGTGTTCTTAAGTGTCCGTAATACAAGTTTAGCGGCGCTTCGCGCCGCCGCAACCTCACCCCGCGCGAGCGGGGGGCAGCGTTATGCGGCCTCGCTACACACCGCACCTCTTCAACTACAACCCAACGTCAAAACCGTCATCAGTGTGAGCGAGGGGTTATTACGTGATGCACCTCTACCCTTCCCCACCGCCTGCGGACTGCACGACTAAAAATCCCCCTTGCGTCGCCTTGTCGCGACTACCTGCACTTGCACAGAACACCAGCTATAAAAACCTTTGGTCTTGCTCAGATGGGGATATTTTGCCCTGCGGGCCGTCTCTACTCACCAACCGTGACAGACCTGGTGTGACTCACCCTGGCCAAGTCACAGGCGCCGAGTCACAGTGACCCACCGACCGCCAGTTGCACCAGGTCAGTCACACTTCGACGCTGCACACGCTTACGGCAAGCAGGAATGGCATAAATAGCCTTACCCTCAACAGGACGACCACAACCACAACCACACAACCGGACCGCATCAGGCGAAGACGCACGCAAGATCGCACGAGCCAAGGCTCTCGCCATATTTACAGGCACGCCATTACCAACAGCGCGATACCTAGCAGATAAAGTCAACTGATCAAGCGAAGGAGCCTGAGTTAAACCTTGAAGACCGCAAAATTTTTCCCAGTCACGACGACCCATCTGAGCACCCTCAGAAGCTACGCAACAAGGCTGGAAAGTCGTTGACTTCGGACCACGAGGAACAGTGATAACCAAACCATCGCGGTGACCAAACTGAAAATGGCGGTGCCGATTCTGGTCCAAACCAACCTCTCGAGCGTTCAAATCAATACGTTGGTGCGAATAGCCATCAATATGAAGATCAGGAACCCCGGGGACATTTTCCATAAGCCACCAGTCAGGCCGGGACTCACATACAACGCGCTCAAACTCTCTGATCATCTCCAATCCGTAACCAGTAGGAGCGCTACGACGCGCTTTAGAAAAATCAGGACAAGGCGGACCACCGAACACACCATCGAAACGACCTGGAGGAACATGAAAAGCACGAATATCGCCGCCAAACAGAGGATCAGGACCACGAACAACAGAAAATCCCTCCTCCTCGAAACCGCGCCCAAACAAATCAATACCGGGGAAAAGAGAGAGCAATAACTGTGACCGAGCGCCTGTGACACGCGCCGGCTGAGTCACACCAGGTCTGTCACACTGTGACTGAGCTGGTGTGACGAACCCTGGACCAGTCACACCAGGTAAGTCACAGGTGAAGATATCGTGCAATGACCTCATCACTACGAGCCATCACGTTTATTACGTGAGAGAAAGCGGCGATAAACAAGCAAGCGATGATGCACACGCTCAAGAACACAGGTCAAAGGCCGAGCAGACATCAGGCCCATCACGAACCCAGCGCCACCTACATACAGGCCCAACAACTTGAAAGCCTGCTGCAAGTCAGCAAGAGAAATTTGCTCCATCATTTTGTCCCCACAGGGCGACCAGTACGCTTACCAAGGATGCCGTAACCATCCTCAGTTTCAAACGACACCACAGACGGTCCAGAAACAGCCACAGAACCGTTTGGCGAGACAGGTCTTGCACCGGCATCAGCACGAGCAAGCAAGGGTTCAGAACGCCTGTTATTACCGCCCTTGTCGTCAAAATCAACGAAGTAGCCACGAGCAACGATGTCGCGACACAGCAGGTCCGGCACGTTCATTGGCGTTGCTTGCTGGGTGAAACAACTGCATTTATCGTGATTCGAAATGCAAGCGGCCGGCACTGGCGCCGTAACCGGTTTGGTCACCTCATCATAGGCAGGAGCAGTTGCCGGAAGCCCTGCCACACGCGGGGAGCGCATGAACACGTATTCCTTAGCATCAGCCGCAGGGTCTAGGTATTTTTTGCCGTCAGTCGTCGTTTGCGAAGGTGCCTTAGTAGCTGTATCAGAGCCAGAATTAGCATGATTTTTATCCAGTGAGTCCGATTGATGCTTCATATACTTGACCGCCGCCACGACACTGCCAACACCAATAGCGAGTAGCAACGGAATCATATAAACGATTTTCGGGATACGTTTTTTGATGTTGTGTATCTCAGCGCTTTTGTAGAGATTGAACACGTCTTTGGGATAGGCGTAACCACGCTGCAACGCAGTCTTGAGGGACGCCTTTGAATCAGGGTCGCCGCACTTCGTCCACTCAAACAACGTCGCGCGATTCAGGCCGAGAACACGCACCACATGAATGTGCCGGCTAACGAGTTTGCGAACGTTCGGGTCAAGCAGGCCGGGGTGCTGCGTAACAAGAATACCGTCATGGCCGAGCTTGCGATGCACTTCAAAGTAACGAACATTCGGAGGCGGCGTTTTGGTGGAAGAGCGAGGCGGGAAGACACGCTGGCACTCATCGATGAACACGACAGCGCCTTTTGGCAAATCGATCAACGGCGATATCTCACGCTCCATCAGCAAATCGCCGCCGGTAACTTGTTCGTTAGGGTCAAGAGCAGTGAAAGGCAATTTCAGTTCCGGCACACCTGACACATACAGAGGACGCGGGACCATCACGCCATCCACCTGGTGCATGAATTCCTTGCTGCGAAGCAGATCGATAGCCATCAGCGATTTACCCGAACCGACAGCGCCAGTAATGAGCAGATAAGGCATTACGACTTCCCCTTTGTCAGTGTTTTTGTGAGAGAGCCAGAAGCAGACAGACCGGACAGCGTAAGCCGCATGACGACAGCGGATAGCCCTATGTTGATGACGATGCCAAAACCGAACAGGCCCATCAGGTCCATCACAGGACCAACGTTTGCGAGGTTCTGAAAAATGAACGCTCTCACCTGAGTGACCAGCGCAGAGACGCCGGTAAAGGTCACCGCGCCAATCGCCAATGCGGCCAACACACGATAGACAAGGTTTTCAGCGACAGACACCAGCACACCGGCAATCAGTGGGCCAAGCCAAAGGACGATAGGCATATCAGACTCCCCCGTAGACAAAAATGAGCGCAGTGAAAGCTGCGACGGCAATGAGAATTGGTTTCAGAATGGCGGCAAAGCCGCATATAGCATCGAAAGGAATGTTGAAAGAGCCGCCCATAGGCAGCGCCACAACGGCAGGCGCAGGGCAAACACCACGGATTGAATCGGAAGTGTCAAACATCGAGACATTGACCGTAGTGGCGTTTTTAAAAGGGTCTTGAACGTTATCAGTGCCATCAATCGCAGCCTGCCCGACCTGAGTCAACTTGTTAGGAACAGCGTTACCGCAGTATTCAAGCTGCTGTTGACGCAAAATTGCACACTGAATTGCATCACCAGTACAGGCCGATCCAACGCCAGAACCCGAACACGCCGCACCTGTCACTTGAGAGTTTTTGCACACATTCAGTTCTGGATGGAGCTTGCACAGATCATTTTTATTCTCATCAGGATTACCGTCGCTTTTACCAGCATTGCCGGATGGAGTATTGCCAGTGTTCTGGCTCGTAGTGCAAGTCTTACCGCCATCCGTACCAGTGGTACACGTCGTAGTATTTGTAGTCGTACTGCCATCTGTATTTGAATTAGACGTAGTGCCCTTGGTCGTAGTCGATCCATCTGGATTCGTCGTAGAGGTCACAGCGCCGGTTCCAGTGGTCTTGTCTGGCACGATAGGAGACGTTCCACCGCCAGAACAAATTCCACCACCAGCAGCATCTGTACCAACGTTCGACGTACCAGCGGGACAGCCCTGATTAGTCGGATCACCCATAGGCGAATTGCGCGGAATCGTTGGTCCATCCGGCGGAGAAAACGCATCGTGATAGCTAACCGATTGACCAGTCTGAATACCAGTGAAATCACAATACAAACTATATGGCATCGTGTCACTTTCACCCCTAGAGTAACAATCGATAGGCGTCACATTAGACAAAGCACAGCCGCTATCATCACTAGGAATAGGCCGCTGAGACTTATAGCCACCAAACTTATTCGGATTCATGGTCGCGGTTTGCTGAGAGAAATTAACAACCGTTCCAGCTGTACAAATAGGAGCAGCGCCGACGCGAATGAGGCGATCAATCACGCCGTACGACTTATCAGCCGTGTTTTGCTGGTAGCAATCGGCATGAGTATCATCAATCGATACGATTTTCAAAAACACAAATATCGGATTATGAATATTCGCAATCACAGACGCACAAGCAGCCGAAGGCGTTGCTCCCGACCCAGCATGCTGCGACCCCGACCAAGAATATCCGGCCGCGTGAGACGGCTTATGCACGCACATCATCACCAGCGAAATGCACACGCCGACAAAAATTCGCTTGAAAATGCTACTCATGAAAAGAGAATCCAGAACGCACCGGCATAAGCGATAAAAACGATGTATCCAGCCATGATGTTTTCCAATCGGATAAAAAAAAGGGACGAGGCGCAAGCCCCGCCCCACGGCCACACAGAAACCGAATTAACGGCTCTTGATAAAACCCATCAGCGACTGGTACGCAGCAGGAGCAGCCGCGATAGTCATCTTGGCGACGCCGATCAGCGCGATAGCAGCCAGACCGCCCATGATGTAAGTCACGACAGCCGACACGTCAGGACCGCCGTCAGCATGCGCCAAGCCGGTAGCCGACGCGGTTACAGCGATCACAGTGGTGGCGGCAGTAGCGCGATTAAGCTGTTTAGCAGCCAGAGCACGCAAAAATTCAAGTTTCGATTTCATGGGAATTTCCTTTAGTAGAGATGAAGAAAGTAAGATGTCGGAAAAGCCACGCAGCACCCCAGAGCAGTGCCATAGCACCAGTGATTTGCATGGAATCGGCCACCGACAACGGCACGAATATGGAAGACGTGTACTCGACATAGCCGACAGTGCCGGTACACACCTGAGATGAAGCCGCACCCACCACACTGACATCAGGGACAGTGTCTTGTGTACAGGTGAGCACGTAGACGGTCATTTACCACTCCCCTGCCATGCCGCCAGCCAAGCTGATCGTGAGAAAAATAATCTCACCGGCAAGCACTGAAACCACGGCCGCATCACGCAACAGATCGAGCTGAGACTTGACAAGGAAGGAGGTCATAATTAAGCCGCCTTAGGAGCCTGAGAAACGTTTGCAGCAGGCTTAGGCTCAGCCACCAAGGTCATGACCGCAACAGCAGACTCGACGCGTTTTTGCTGCGAAATGGCAACCTCAAATTCAACGTCATACAGGCCCGGCTTGATGTCCATGTACTGCTTTGGGAGCAACAACTCGCCAACCAGCGGAACAACAACGCCCTCACCGTCAACCTTATGAACGATGCATTGCGCCATGCGCATGTCGTAGTCGTTACCAGTTTTTTTCGAACGGCCTGCATTGGTTACAACGTGTAAAACTTGGATTCTGCTTTTCATGGTTTTCTCGCCTCTAGACGGATTAAATGGATGTGCTATTGTTTACTCACTAGCAGATTTCTACTTAGCCGAAATCGGCTAAGTGAGTTCATATTAGCTGAATTCGGCTAATCAACCAATGAAAGATTTCTATGAATTACGCTGATTTAATAGTGAAAGCATTGGATGGTGCATCCATCAATGCAAAAGCGAAGGAGTGGGGAGTGCCACAGAAAACACTGGAAAGCTACGCAAAAGCCAAGACCCTACCCGACTACGACACAGCGCTGATGATGGCAAACGCGGCAGGCATCGGAATTGAAGAAGCATTCAAGATGCTGGCGAAAGAGGCGAAGCTACGAAAAAAGAATGCTAAACAGATCGCAGCCGCTGAGAAGATCAAGAAAAATTTTAATGCCCTTGCATCGTATGTCCGCACACGGTTCAGCCACAGCTAAACGTGACGATGCAAGGTAAGCGCGGCACTCTTTGTATTATGTAAA